CGGGTTCAAGTGACGCTGGTAAAGTATACATTTACTATGGCTAACGCTGATGAACTATATCACACTTGTCAGTGCAGTAATAGCAGCTTCGGAGAACGATGGACCTGAATTTGTAGGTGCTCTGCCTGATATGGTGCAGAGAGCACAAGATCGTATGATGAATGATCTAGATGATCAGGGTCTTGTATCTTACTCCAGCGTAGCAGTATCTTCTGGAACAGCTGAAGTATCTGTACCCTCTGGTGGAGAGATTATCAAGACCTTTGCCATAGAGACAGGTGGGGCTAAGACACAACTTAAAATTAGACCCTATGAGTATCTTATAGATTATTGGCCTGTCTCTGCCTCCACAGGTACACCCAGATACTATGGGTTTAAAACCAATACACAGATTCGCGTGGCACCTACACCTTCTGCCACCATAGACTCTGAGATTGGGTTTATTGCAGAAATCTCTGCTATCACAAGTGATAACCCAACTAATTACTTCACAGACAATTGTGAAAATGCACTCTTCTTTGCTACAATGGTAGAAGCTTCTATGTTTATGAAAAGCTTTAACACTGTTCAGTACTTTCAACAAGAGTATACCACTGAGGTAGACAGGCTTAGAAACAGAGCAAGAAGAAGCAGACAAGACGATATGCAACCAAACACAAGTCCTGCTGGAGGACCTAATACACTTGTTCAAGGGAGCAATTAAATGAGTAATCAAAAAAACAGAAAGCGTATGGCTAAAAATAAACGTACATCAAAGAAAAAGGTAAACACACCAAATCTTGGACCAGCTAAGATAGACCGAGAACCTAATCCATCATTTTCTTCTGAAGCTAAAAAATTAGAAACTGCAGCAAAAGCATTATCTCCTGCTAACACAGGTTCTGCAGCTTCTGTAAGCAAAGCTAGTAAATTCTATGGAAATATGTTAAGAGAATCTTTTCCACCAAGAGCCGTTTCTGCAGTGAAAAAACCTGCTGCAAAAGCTGCAAGCATGTTAAAAGAAGGCGGTATGGTAGGCAGAGCCACAGGACAAGGCTACGGAGCAGCTAGGAAAGGACCTAATGTTGTCTGATAAAGAATGTAAGAACCCTAACTGTGGGCATGAAAAGTGTAAAAACTGTTCTTGCTCTGAACCCTGCACTGCTGAAACCTGTGATTGTGTAAATGCTACAGAAAAGTGAGTACATAAAACATGGACATGAATTTGATGCAAGCAATATCAGATTATGGTCTAGCCATTGTAGGATGCGTAGGGGCTGGCGTTGCTGCGTGGAAGCTTCTTCACTTTCTATTAAAGGACGTAATAGCCAGTCTTAAAAAACAGGATAGTATTATTGTAGACCTAATCGATAAAACTACCAGACTAGAGATTATGATACAAAGAATGGATTCAAAGTTAGACACTCTTATAAGTAAACGCTCCAGACCTTTACTCAAAGGTGACAGGGCTAAGATAGAGGACGAAGAATAATGTCAGATGAAAATAAAAATAAACCTACTCAAGCAGATGTTAATGATGCAATAGCGGTTTATCAAGATAAGACTACTAATCCTAAAGAAAAAGCAGCAGTGAATAAAATTTTAAAAAGAGCCTCTTCTTTGCAAATTGATAAAGCAGAGAAACTTTCAAGTACCCGTGAAAAAGGCATGAAAGCAGGTGGCTCTCTCAGCGTATCTGCTGATAAACCAGCGTGGATGCGTAACAGGTAAGGAACTGATATGGCAGTTGCAACTACATCAGACTTTGATACTACCTTCTTTATAGACGAGGTAATAGAAGAAGCATTTGCCATGATAGGTGGAGAACCAGAACTAGGTAATGACGGTATCTCTGCCAGACGTTCTCTTAATCTTCTTCTCACTGACTGGCAGAACAGAGGTGTTCTCCTTTGGGGTACAGACCTTGCATCTACTACACTTAGTACAGATACAGCAGAGTATACACTAGATAGTTCTACAGTAGATGTTCTCAACGGGTATGTCAGAAGATCATCTAACTCTAACGACTTTCAATTGACTCGAATTGCCTACGAAGAATACGAGGCTATCACAGATAAAACAACATCAGGAAGACCTACACAGTTTGCCACGCTCAAAGGCAGAGATGCAATGAAGGCATACTTCTTTCCGGTGCCTGACTCTACAGATACCTACACTTTTAGACATTACAGAATGAAGCGTCTCAAAGACGTTAATAAGAGTGCACTAGAAAATGCAGATGTACCTTTCAGATTTCTTCCTTGCCTTACAGCAGGTCTAGCCTACTATCTTAGTTTTAAAAGACCAAATGTTCCCTCAGAACGTGTTACTATGTTACAGGCTAACTACGAGAAACTACTTGAGAATGCAATGGAAGCAGATAAAGAACGTGTTAGCCTGTTTATTACCCCACGATTAGGAGTTGTTTAGATGGCTATCAATAGATCAAGCACAACAAAACAATTAAAAGGTAACAGAAAAAAATTAGATAAAGCTCCCCCTTACGGTAAAATTACAAAAGCTGACTTTGCTGCGCTGAGAAAAACAAAAGGAAAACGTAATGGGTAAACTCTGTCCCAGAGGTAAAGCAGCTGCCAAGCGTAAGTTTGATGTATACCCGTCAGCTTACGCTAATATGTATGCCTCTGCTGTTTGTTCTGGTAAGGTTACCCCCGGTGGTAAGAAGAAGAAAAAGAAAGCAACAGCAAAGAAAACAGGAGGTGGTCTTAGAAAGTGGGTAGATGATAAATGGGTAGACATAGGCGCACCTAAGAAAGATGGTAAGTTTCAACCCTGTGGTAGAAAGTCTGCCAAGGGTTCTAAGAGAAAGTATCCCAAGTGCGTTCCGCTGGCCAAGGCAAAACGTATGACAACTGGCGAAAGAAGGTCTGCTGTGCAAAGAAAAAGAGCAGTCAAGCAAGGTGTAGGTGGTAAACCTACCAATGTTAAAACTTTTGCAAAGAATAAGAAGAAGAGCTAATGGCTGAGAAGAAGAAGAGAAAGTCCACTGGTAAAGGAATGAAAGGTCATACCATCAAGGGTGGACACAAGCGTCCTACCAAATCTGGTGCTGGCATGACAAAGAAAGGGGTGGCAAAGTATCGTAGAGAGAACCCCGGTAGTAAGCTTAAAACAGCTGTGACTGAATCTAAACCCACTGGTAAAAGAGCAGCAAGGCGTAAGAGCTACTGTGCACGTAGCGCAGGGCAGATGAAGAAGTTTCCCAAAGCTGCAAAAAATCCTAACTCAAGACTTAGGCAAGCCAGAAGAAGATGGAAGTGCTAGACAATGGTAGGTAAGAAAGCATTCTTTATCAGTGATAGATCAGGGTTTCGGTTTCCTCTTGACCAGAGAGTCAAGGAACCCGGAACAGGTCTAGTAGTTGCCAAGTCAGAGAGCGACGGTATTTTTAATCTTGTAACCAACCCACAAAATAAGGTACAATTCCCAGTAGACAAAGAGTTTATCAGAGACGCAAGACCGCCTGATAATGCAGAGAGAAATATTAAATGGGAAGCTGCTACCACAAAGTGGGAAGATGAGACAAGCAAATGGAATTTTATATAGGGTAGATTAATATGACCGGAGATTTAACAGGCTCAATTATTGCCAATACATATAAAGACCTGCTCAAGATAAATGCAGCTACTTCTAACAGTGGTCTCACAGGAACCCTAAGAACTGTCCAAGACGGTGGCGGCACAGCTGGTCCTCTACAACTTAGCACAGCACAGTTAAATGTCACAGGTCAGTTTGCCATAGGTGGTACTGTCCTGACTGCCACAGTGTCTCAGTTAAACGACATTGCTGCAACAGCTTTTGAAACACTTACAGATGCTAATCAAACTATTTTGCTCACAGCGGGTGGTACTTCTGTTAGTTCAGTCACCACCAGCGGCACTATTAAAGTTAATCCTGATCTTAGCATCTCCTCTATCACAGCTTCTATTGGCAGCTTTACCACCTCTGTCAGCGCAACTAACTTTGTAGCTGCCACGGGTAGCTTTACCACAAAGGTATCAGGCGTAGCAGCAGAGTTCTCTGGTAATGTATCTGCTAACAATGTATATGCTGCTACCAATGTATTTGTAGGAGGCACTGCTGTTCCTAGTGCAGCTGCTATTACTTCTATTAATGCTGCTCATACCTCTACCAACAATGCTCTTGTAGCTGCATCTGCTGCACTGGCAACTAGCATAGGCACAGCTAATACAAGAATTACCTCTGTTAGTGATTTTGCAGTGGCGCTTTCAGCTACTCTAGCCACCAGTATTGCCAACGTATCTTCTACAATGGCTACCAGTATTAACACTGCCAATGCAAGAATAACATCTGTTAGTGATTTTGCAGTGGCTCTCTCAAGTACATTAGCCACATCTATAGGAACTGCTAATACCCGAATAACATCTGTTAGTGATTTTGCAGTGGCTCTCTCAGGCACACTGGCTACATCTATAGGAACTGCTAACACCAGAATAACATCTGTTAGTGACTTTGCTGTTGCTCTCTCCGCTACACTAGCTGCCAGTATTGGCAATCAGCTGCCAAAGGCTGGTGGTGCTATGACAGGTGTTCTTAGTGCCACAGATGTATATGTCAGTGCTCTGGCAGTGGGTACAAACTCTCTTCTTGGTAAAGACATACACATAGAAAAATCAGCTGTTGCTGATATTCAGGCACTGACAGACGGCACCAATATATCAGTTGATCTTAATGCAGGACAAAACTTTACTGTGACACTTGCAGGTAACAGAACACTTGATAATCCTACCAATTGTGTTGCAGGACAGGTTGGTAGTATATTTGTTGTACAAGACGGTACAGGGTCTAGAACACTTGCTTATGGAACTTCTTGGGACTTTATAGGTGGAGAAGCACCTGTGCTTTCTACAGCTGCAGCAGCAATTGACAGGATTGATTACATAGTGCATACATCTACAGATGTACACGCAGTACTAACAAAGGCGTATTCATAGATGGTATTTAATAATAGTATTCTTCTAGGTGTAGCAGGTCAAGCTGATGCAGGATTTGATTCAACTCTAATTCCTAATTCAGTATGGCTGGATGGTTCTTCAGATGGTCTTACAAAACCCGCTAACGAATTTGATGACGAAGACGGTAAGGAATTTACACTAGGTACTTGGTTTCAACTTACTGAATTTGGTGTTACTGGTGCTTTGTTCTGCGCTGGAA